GCCCAAGAAGACTCAAATGTATGGATTGAAAAGTTTATCGATCTTTGTTTAAAGCACAAACCTTTAATCTGGGCTGAAGAAAGCGGACAGATCATGAGAAGTTTAAATCCATTTATTGAAAAAGCTATGATAAGGCGTCGTTGTTTTACATATCGCAAGCAATTTACAAGCACCCATGATAAAACTGTACGTGCGCGTTCATTTCAAATGTATATGGCAGAAGGAAGGGTGTTTATCCTTGACCGCGAATGGACAAATGATCTTTTGCATGAGCTTTTAAAGTTTCCTTCTGGGGCTTATGACGACCAAGTTGATGCCCTTGGCTTAATCGGAAGGATGCTTGATGAGATGGTAATGAGGACTGAAAAAAATAAATCCAAGACTCATTTTGAGTACGATAAGAACGTGTTAATATTGCCTGGACTCAATGAAAAATTAACTCCTCTTAATACGGGAGGATTTAGGAAAATATAACATGGCAGGCAGTTCAGATTCAGATTTCTTTCCGGTTGGTTCGACACCGACTCTTAACAATGATGATGCAGAAGATAAATTTAATGTGACGCTTTGGTTAAACCGCATTTCAAAGGCACGTCAAAAAGAGCACCAATGGCGAAGACGGGCTAAAGATGTTCTTAAAATCTATGGCGATGAAGAAAATGCCGCGATCAATACTTACACAGGCTCAAGCCGTGATGGCTCAAATGAAAATAGGTTTAACATTCTATATTCAAATACCGAAACATTAATGCCCGCTCTGTTTTCAGCACTTCCGAAGCCTAATGTCAGCAATCGATTCATGACGCAAGACCCAATCGCTAAAGCTGCCGGAGAGGTTATAGAGCGTGTTTTGTCATATTCCCTTGAGGAAAGTAATTTTAAATCAACAATGAAGGCGTGCGTTAAAGATTATCTTTTGCCAGGTCGCGGAGTTGTGCGCGTTAGATTTGAACCTGAATTTGAACAACAGACAGTAAAAACAGAATCTGAAGTAGATGGGGAAATTAAACTAACCGAAGAAATCAAAGAGGTTTTAAAAAAACAAACCGTTCGTCCTGAACTTGTCCAATGGGACGCATTTGTTGTTGAACCGGCAAAAAGATGGGAAGATGTAACTTGGATTGCATTTATCCATATGATTTCTAAAAAAGAATTTGAGAAATGGTTTCCAGGTTCTCCGCTTGTAGGTACGGCAAAAAGTAGTGAAGACTATGATAGCGAAGAATACGGAGTTGATACGCAGTATATGGTCTTTGAAGTTTGGGATAAAGACGCTAAAAAAGTTTATTATCTCGGACAAGCCGAAAAACCGCTTAAAATAATAGACGATCCATTAAAGCTTGAAGGGTTTTGGCCGCTTCCTGATCCACTCTATAGCATACAAAGAAATCAAACCTTAGTTCCGATTCCGGAATATACGATGTATCAATATCAACATTATGAGCTTAACCAACTTTGCTATCGTATTCCCGATCTTATTAAATCGTGTAAGTTGATTGGTATTTATGATTCACAGGTAACCGGTTTAGAAGACTTTTTAAGATCAAGGGACTCACAGTTTAATCCTGTTCAGACCAACCTAATGCGGGATGGCGGAATTAAATCTGTTGTTGATATCCTTGATGTAAGCCCAATCATTCAGGTTTTAAGCCAATTATATGTTGAGCGCGACCAGGCTAAATCAATCATTCATGAAATCACGGGCATAAGTGATGTCATTCGTGGCGAGACAAATGCTGCTGAAACGGCGACCGCCCAGAGCATTAAAGCTAAATATGCCGGTTTGCGCCTTCGTAATCGTAGGGATGACATTGATGGGTTTATCGTTAAGCTATTACGGATTATGACTGAGATCATATGTCAGCTTTTTACCAAAGAACAAATGCAAGAAATGAGCGGCATTGAGATCACTCCTGAAATCGAGGAACTTCTGCGATCAGACATTCTTCGTTGCTATAAAATTGATATCGAAACAGATAGTACGATCATGGCCAATATGGATGAAGAATCTCAGAAGAGGGCTGCCATCATTGAAAGCATTACGCAATTTATGGTGACGATAACTCCTTTAGTGCAGCAACAGATAATTCCGCTTGAGACCGCAAAAGCTATGTTGATGTACGCTTTGCAATCAACAAAAATTACCCGTGAGCTACAAGACGCTATCGATCTTATAGGCAGTACTCCCCCGCAAAATGAAAACATGCAAATGCCTCAAGGCGGCATGGGTAATATGGGAGGAGAGCAAATGCCTATAAATGAGATGCCTCAAGAACAAGGTTTGCCGCAAATAGATTTCCAAGAACCCTTGTATGGATAAAAAAAGCGTTATAATTTGTAAAAAATGACAGCTTAAAAGGAAATAATAAATTATGGCATTTATAAGAAAATCAATCGATGTGGTGTCTCCCTCTGATGGTCAGCATTACACCTCAATAACCCAATATGAAAAGTCCCTTGATCGAAGGGGGCAACATATTATGGAAGATAAATCTTACAGGCAATTAAGTGAAAAGCTTAAAGATGAGATGCGGTCTGCTCCAAAGAAGAAAGAAGAACACAACCATGTGCATATTGATTTTGCGAACGGACGAATTGAAAAAAGCAAAAGGGATTTAAATGACTGATAGCCTAAGAAATCAGGTCGAAGCAGCTTTCGATAAAGATCAAGAAATTTCTCAAGAAGAGCAGGTTGAAGATGTCCAATCTGATGAGGAACCAGAAACCGGACATCTTCCCAATGATTCTACCGAATCGGAAGAGCCAGAACAAGCAACTGTCGAAGATGAAATCAATGCTCCTGAACATTGGGGCATTGATGACAAAGAAATGTTTAAAGCTCTTGATAATCGCGGGCGTGATTTCCTTTTACGCCGCCACAAACAGATGGAAGCAGATTACACAAAGAATAAGCAAGCTTTAGCGGAAGAGCAAAAAATTGCTGAATCTTTTAAAAAAGCAGTTACACCTTATGAAAGTTATTTAAAAGAAATTGGGCTTAATCCTCAAGAAGCTTTTGAAAAACTTTTAGCAACTGAAATGCGCCTGCGGATGGTCAGTCCAAAAGAAAAGGCACAAATCCTACAAAATTTAGCTCAAGAATATGGTGCAGAGTTTGATCCAAATGCTGAACCTATACAAATAGATGAAGCTACGCAACGCATTTATGATGAATTAAACCGTCAAAAATCCGAGCTAATGCAACTCAAGCAAGAACGGGAATTTACACAAAAACGGTCAATTGATTCGACAATTGAAAGTTTTGCGAATCAAAAAGATGATAAAGGAATCTTAAAGCATCCTCATTTTGAAACGCTCCGCGATCAAATGGGTAAACTTTTAAATAGTGGTTTAGCTGGTAATTTAGACGAAGCTTATGAACGTGCGATTTATTTACAGAGTGACTTGCGTGATGAATATATTTCAAGGCATACTAATAAAGACAAGCAAGAAGCTGATACTAGACAAAAGACATTAGCTTCAAAGCGCGCAGGCTTTAATGTGAAATCGGGTGCGTCATCACAGATAACAGACCCGAAAGAAAAATTAAACTTGCGCCAACAATTGGAAAGAGACGTAGGGGCATACTTTAGCCACTAAGATTTGGGTACACTCTTTTAAAGAGCCAGGCTCAAAACTAGTCAAATCCACGGCAACAGGAACATTCTCTTAAATAGGGAACCAGACCTGAAGACGGAAACGTATTCAAATATGGTTTAACAATTTAGGAGAGGTTTAATGCCTACAATTAATGTCGGTGATATCATCACCACTACGTTGCGCAACCGCACAGGAATGCTGGCTGACAACGTCACAAACAACAATGCCCTTTTAACTCGTCTAAACACTAAAGGCCGTATTAAGCCTGTCAGTGGCGGTTCACAAATCCTACAAGAACTTTCATATGCCAACAATGCGACTGCTATGTATTATTCCGGATATGCACCAATCGATATTACCCCTCAAAAAGTAATCGATGCTGCAACTTTTGATCTTAAGCAGGCTGCGGTCGGCGTTTCTATTTCCGGTCTTGAAATGCTTAAGAACAGTGGAAAAGAGGCGATTATTGATCTTCTTGAAGCCCGTATTGAAGTTGCCGAAGATACAATGAAAAACCTTATATCAACAGGCATTTACTCTGACGGTACAGGTTTTGGCGGTACACAGATCGGCGGTTTGCAATTACTCGTCTCTGATACGCCGACAACAGGTACGGTAGGCGGATTTGACCGTTCAAATGCTTCAAACGCATTCTGGCGTAACCAGTTAACCAGCTTTGCAACTCTCGCAATAACACCTGGTGCCGATACAATCCAACGTGCTATGAACAGCCTTTATCTAAAGACAGTTCGTGGTTCTGATGCAGTTGATTTGATCGTTGCTGATAATAACTATTTCTTATTTTATCTTGAATCCCTACAGGCAATTACACGTATTTCTGACAGCAATTCAGATATCGGCAAGCTTGGGTTCCAATCCTTAAAATATATGAATGCTGATGTTGTCCTTGACGGTGGTCTCTATGCCGGAACAGACAGTGCAGGAACGTCTTATTCCGGTGTTCCGACAAGCGCAACGATCACGACAGGTCATATGTATTTCTTAAATACGAAGTACATTCATTACCGCCCTCATAAAGACAGGAACATGGTTGTTGATGAGCGTCCTCGTATCTCGGTTAACCAGGATGCAGAAGCTCGTTTGATTCTGTTTGCCGGAAATATGACGCTTTCAAACGGATCGCTTCAAGGCGTTCTCACGGTTTAACGGATTTAAAGGAGAAAATACTATGACTTATTGTTCAAGCGCAACTCTAGGAGTTGACGTTACAACCGCAACATCAGCAACGCCTGATTTTAAGGTTGGTGCAAAGGTAAATACGACTGATGGGGGTGAGGCAATTTATGTAAAGGCCGGAGCTGCTAACCTTGCAGTAGGAGATGTTGTTTTAATCTCACCTGCGGGCGTGGCGATTGGTGCCACCACGACAAACACAGATAACGTCCTTACGGCCGCTTATTTGATTGGCGTTGTCCATGTCGCAATCACAGCTACCCAATATGGCTGGGCGTGTATTAAAGGCGTTCCGAATGGCGGTATTAGCGTAGCTGCAAGCTGCGTATTAGGCGTCCCTCTCTATACCACTGCGACAGCAGGTGTTGTTGATGACACGGCCACAAACGGGGCTATTTTTGGGATGATGCTGACTGTAACAGCCACTGGAGCTGCTGCAACTGCGGGTGTTCTTAGTAACCCAGTACTAGCTGAAGGTACTGCTGGTGCTTAATCAATAGATAAAAAGGAGAACCTAATTCATGGACGATTTTAATAATGGCGATGTTGTTTCAAGATCGGATTCGTGTCTAGGGGTTAGGTTCTTTTTACATGCTGTTCAAGATGAGGTAGCCAGCTCTCAAGCTGGGATGCCAAAGTTTAAAGACATTGAGATGATTGAAATTTTAATTCCAGGCTCAAGGGATGTTACGCATAGAAGGGTTAATGATGATTTTAAACATCGTTTTAGTAAGCAATATGAAGCGTTTAAAAAGACTGCTGAAAACAAAATCGAAGGAACGCCATTAACCCAATTCCCTTTTATTAGTGCTTCTGAACGCAAAGAACTCGAATATTTTAATATTTTCACAGGTGAGCAGCTTGCAAATATGCCTGATGGAAATATCGATAAAATCGGGGTGAACGGAAGAGACCTTATTAAGAAAGTCATGGCCTATATGGAACTTGCAAAAGATAATTCTTTATTTGTCCGCATGACGGAAGAAAACGAACATCTCAAGCGTGAAATGGAACTTATAAAAGAACAAATGCAGCAAATTATAGCAATCAAACAAGAGGCGGCAGACGAAGATGTCAAAAAGTTACGCAGAAAACATGCAGCATGAAGAGACGACCGCCGATAAGCGTTCCGAATCAAGCATGCTTATGAAAGAAGAAAGACCTATCGGGTCTAAGTCTAACAGTTATTGCAAATTGGATGAATATACGCGTCCGGTTCGTGCAAATAAAATTATTCACTAGGAGGGGCTAAAATGCCAACTATAACTAACGGATTAGTAGGTTTTCCTGCTTTACAAGTACAAGCCCTTAAAGGGACATTCGCAACATTAGCCGGAGGTCAAACGATAACCGGTGCGCTTTCTGTAACAGGAATATTTACACCTACTGGTGGCGTTGCTGCTGCGGGTGGGTTTTCAGTGGCTCCACGTGCCCTCCACGCTCAAGGTCAAAAAGCCGTTGTAAGCACGGACGGTAATAACTCAACACCATCCACAACTGAAACATACATTACCTCAATGTTTGTTCCTTGCAATATGACCATTACAGGCGTTCAATTATTTAACGGTACAGATGTCACAGGAAACGTGACAGTAGCATTAGCAGACGCCGTCACTGGCTTGCCTATTGCTGCCGCAAAAAGCGCCTCAACTGCCGGTGCTGGCACGGATGCTTACCAAAAAGTACCTTTTGCAACTCCCTATGCTGCAAAAGGCCCTGCTAATTACCTCGTTTGTGTTCAATATAGCAGCGCAACTGCAAGATATAACACCCATACAATTGGCACTGATCCTTGTGTTGTTCAGACCGGCACTGTCTATGGAACGATCCCAACCATAACACCTTTGCCAACCGTATTCGTCACCAATATCGGCAACATTATGAGCTTCTATTAATAACGGTGATTTAAAAGGAGTTAATCTATGTCCTATATGCCTTCTTCACTTGTGTTGATGAATGAGACGATCACGACAGCACAAACTGCAACTACAAAAACAGTAGTCTTCGGCCTCGCTCACGCATTTTCTTTGGTTCTTCAATGTAACTTTACATATGGATCAGGGGGAACGACAGCCAAAGTATGGGTGCAAACAAGCTTTGATGGTGGCGCAACTTGGGTAGATATAGCAAACTTTGCTCATACGACTGCGAGCTTGAGGCGACTTTATGCAAATGATATAGCAGGTGGGCCTACGACTATATACACGGCCACGGATGGAACTCTTGCCGATAACACATCTCAAGAAGGTCTTATCGGAGATCAACTCAGGGTAAAATTCACCTCAACAGGAACTTATGCAGGAGGCACAACAATAAGGGTTGATGCCTGTGTAAAGGAATAAGTTGTGAGCGTTCTAACGATTGCACAGAATGTCGCCAATGAGACAGGTTTCTCGGCACCTTCGACCCTTGTCGGAAGCGCTGATGAAATAGCTGTGCAATTGTTAGCTCTTATCAATAAAGAAACTGCTTATTTGTCATTTAAATTTGATTGGAACGACCTGATTGTTTTTGGAACTTTCAATTTTGTAAATGGTCAAGAAATCTATACTTTGCCGACTGATTTTAAAGATTTTATCTCTAAGACAATTTGGAATGCGACCGCTCGCCGTCCACTCATTGCTCCTATAAGTCCTGAAGATTACGGCATACAATCAAATTATTTAATAACTTCCGGCATTGATAAAACGATTTATGCAGCCGATGGTCAAATATATATTCGACCGGTTCCAAGTTCAACAGATACGATCAATTATCAATATAAAACTTTAAAAATCTTTAAAACGAGTGCCGGTGTTGGAAAAACTGCAATTACTCTTGATACGGACATAACTACGCTTCCGGAATATCTCATTGAGCTTGGCGTTAAATTACGGTTCTTGGTTGCAAAAGGCTTAATAACACCTGCCGAGTTACGGGCTTCATTTGAAAAGAAAGATTATGACGACCAAGTAAACGAAGCCATTATGTCTGATGGATTTGGCAGGAAAAATCCAATCTCTATGAATTCTGGAGGAAATGCATTTTGGTTAGGTGCATA